GCCCACGCGCTTTAGCGACATGGCCATGCCTGCTTATAGCACTGGCGCGACTGCCAGCCTGTTTGCCCCTGGTGCTGGAGTTGCAGATATCTTTGGCGGTGCGCCTGATCCTTTCAGGCCCGGCGAGATGCTACCCAGCTTTGGTGAGAACATTGGCCAGGGCAACTACCTCGATGCTGGCTTACAGACGCTTGGCGTTGCTGGTGATGTGCTTCAGGCTGGTGGTACGATTGTCCCGCCATTAGCGGTTCTTGGTACTGTATTGAAGACACCACGCGCAGCCAGGGTGGCCGGTCAGGCGGCAGATCGTGCTGTTGACGCTGTTGTTTTCCACGGCACCAAAGACAAATTTGATGTTTTTGACATGAGCAAGGCTGAAGATGGGGCGCACTTTTTTACGGTTGATAAGAATGTAGCAGAAAATTTTGGGGATGTTTCTCAATACCGCGTAAGAATGGAAAATCCTTATGTAATTAAGGATGAACAGCTTGAAAATTTAGTGACGCAAGCCGACGAAGACGCTGGGATCATCCCAAGGGACAAAATTGCTGGGTTAGTGCAGCAAGCAAAGGCTGACGGATTTGACGGGTTGGTTATTGAGGGATTTTCTGACGTAGGCAAACAGGCTGACGCTTATTTGCCCTTTAACAGCGAACAAATTTCTCCAGTAACAGACCCCAATCAGGCCGCTGGCGCTGCTATGGACGCGGCGCAAGCGCGGTACTTTGAGACTGGCCAGTTTGAGCCGCCGACTGCTGAAAATCCTGTTTCGGTGGTTCTGCCGACTGAGACTGAGCCTGGCATCATAGCGTTTCATGGTTCCGGCGCTGACTTTGATGAGTTCCGGCTAGAGATGATCGGCACTGGCGAGGGCGCACAGGCATATGGCTATGGGCTGTATTTCACTGATAGTGAGGATATAGCCAAGTTTTACAAAGATGCTTTAGGTTCAGAAAACCTTGTGCTGCCTAGTGGCCAGACCGTTCGCACTACAAATCTTGGAGACATGGCAGTGGTTGAAGATGCGCTGCCAAGTGAACTTGAGCAATTAGGCGTTATCAACCAAGCGCCTGACGGCACTGCTAGATACAATAAGCCTTCTGTTTTGATTGCTGAAGCGATTGGTGAGGCTGGGTCAGACGATTTAGTAGGCAATACAAGAAAATATCTTGAAACAAAACTAGAGACAGAATCCTCATTTGAGCGCCAAAGGCTCGGTTTTACCAAAGCTGAAGGTGACGCGCTTGAGCAAGCAAACATTAATGCTTTAGCGGCTTTTGATAGAATGATTGAGGCTGGAATAGAGACAAAAACAGGCAAAATGTACAAGGTCGCGCTGTCTCCCAAGCCTGACGAATTGCTGGATTATGACTTACCGTTGGCCGATCAGCCGAAAATTGTAGAGAAATTACAAAGCGTTACAGAAATAAAAACAATGAATGAGCGCGGTTCAGATTACCTCAACCTGACCGGCAATGAATTATTGAGACTGCTTGAAGATAGTAAAGCTGTATCGAAAGACATCAGCGATCAGGTTGTTGCAGAACAATTATCTGAAGCTGGCATCCCCGGCATCCAATACCGTGCCGCTGGCTCTAGGGGCGCTGCCACGGCTGATGAGGCCGCAGAGCGCAACTATGTCATCTTTGATGATAAGGCTGTCAAAATCCTTGAGAAATACGGCATTGCTGGGCCTGTGCTTGTCACTGGTGCTGCTGTAGCCGCATCAAAGGCTGGCAATGACAATGAGGATGGCGGGTCAATCCTACCAGATGCCGGGATAATTTAGTGGCCCAGAAAACAATAGTGCTGGATTACGAGCCGCAGCCTAAACAGGCGCTGCTCCATAAATGCCATGCCAAACAGATATTGTTCGGCGGTGCTGCTGGCGGCGGCAAGTCACATAGTGGTCGCTGGGACGTTATAGGCTTTTGCCTGGAGAACCCCGGCCTGCAAGCCTTCATATTCAGGCGTTCATTGCCAGAACTGGATAGCAACCATATCCAGCCGCTGAAAAAGGAAATGCCGTCAGAACTTGGCAACTTTAACGAAACGCGCAAGCGCTTTGAATTCTACAACGGCAGCAGCATACAGTTCCAGTATCTGGAGCGTGACAGCGACTGTGACCGTATTCAGGGAACAGAGATACACATAGCCCTGGTGGATGAAGCTGGGCAGATGACGCCCTATCAGTTGGGCTACATCAAAAGCCGTATGCGTCTGGGCAACTTTCAGCCAAAGGAAAGCCAGCGTCATTTGCTGCCACGCCTAGTAATGACGGCCAATCCTGGCGGTCAAAGCCATAATTTTTTGAAAGCGCTCTATATCGACCCGGCACCGGCAGAGAGTTATTTCTACGATCACACCATGCGTGATCCAAACAACCAGGCCGACAAGGGCTGGCTGACCATGTATATCCCTGCCAAAATGCAGGATAATAAATTTATCGATCCGTCCTATGCCTCAAGTTTTAGCGCATTGCCAGAAGAACTGGGCCGCGCACTGCGTGAAGGCGACTGGGATTTGGTGGTCGGCAGCTTCTTTGGCGATGTCTGGAAGCGCGATTTGCACGTTTTACGGCCTTTTGACATTCCAGAGCATTGGACCAGGTTCAGATCATTTGACTGGGGCAGCGCATCGCCTTTCTCCGTGGGCTGGTGGGCTGTTGCAGACGACCATGACGAAATCCCTGATGGTGCGCTCATCCGCTACCGCGAATGGTATGGATCATCAGGAAGGCCCAATGTGGGCCTCAGAATGACGGCAGAGGAAGTTGGCGCTGGTATTCGCAGCCGTGAACGCGGTGAGCGCATTGATTTTGGCGTGGGTGATCCAAGCATCTGGAAATTTGACGGCGGTCCCTCGATAGGTGAGCGCCTTTCCAAGATGGGCGTGCGTATGCGCCGTGCTGACAATAGTCGCATCAATGGCTGGGATCAGGTGCGCCAGCGACTGATAGGTGATGATGGTATCCCAATGCTGTTTGTTTCTAGCGAGTGTACCGACACAATCAGAACGCTGCCGGTTCTTACACACGACAAGCACCGTCTTGAGGACATTGACACTACCCAGGAAGACCACGCCGCTGACGATATCCGCTATGCGTGTATGGCAAGACCGTATCAACGCAGAGCGCCAGAAATAGATGATGATCCGTGGCGACCACCAACAATAGACGAAATGATGGCCGGGCTGGACTATGCGTCAAAGCCACAAGGCTGGAGACTGTAAATGGCTGAATCCTACACATATGACCGTGAGCCTACCAAAAAGGCTGATCGTGCGGCTTACTGGAACGACCAGATTAGGAAAGCACGCCGGTTCGAAGAACCCTGGCACAATCGCAGCTATGACATTATCGAGCGATACCGTGACGATAATCCTGACCGCGCCATGCGCGAAACACGCATGAATATCTTTTACAGCAATGTCGATACACTGAAATCAGCGCTGTATTTCAAGACGCCGAAGCCAAGGGTAACGCGCCGGTTCAGGGACCAGGACCCGATCGGCAAGACCATTGCCACCGTGTTGCAACGTGGCTTGCAATACCAGCTTGATGTTTACGATTTCGATGCTGCTGTCAGGCAAGTGATTGACGATATGCTGATAGTCGGTCGCGGCGTCATGCGTATGGTTTATGAGCCATTGCTGGTGGAGGGCGGCCCGGAACGCATACCGCTGCGAGTAAACAGCGTGCAGGGCATAGGCGAGGTCGGCATGGGCCAGGTTGGCGAGGTGCCGATCGGTCAGGCGTTTGTGGACATGGATGGCAATGATGTTGACCAGAACATGGTCAAGATGGATGCAATGGGTCCGTACATGGATGGTGCGCCGGTTGAGTATATCGGTGAGCAATCAATTCGCTGTGAATATGTACACTGGCAAGACTTTACCATGCAGCCGGCCAGGTCATGGAATGATGTTGGCTGGATAGCCTTCAGGCATTTGATGACGCGCCAGGAACTGGTCGATTATTACGGTGCCAAGGGCGAATCAATCCCGCTGACATATCGCGGTGAGACAAACAGCGGCTATGACAATAACGAGCAACCAGATTATGCAGAAATCTATGAAATCTGGGATAAACGCAGCCTGAAGCAGATATTCATTGCAACCGATCACAACGAGTTGCTTGAGGATTTTGACGATCCTTACAACCTCGATGGCTTCTGGCCGATGCCGATGCCATTGTGCGAAATCAGCACGACAGACACGACAATACCCATTCCGGGTATTCTGACTTATGAAGATCAGCTATTTGAACTTGATCTGATTACACAGCGGATTGGCAATCTGACAGAGGCTTTGAAACGCCGCGGCGTCTATGACGCATCGTTTCAGGAGTTGCAGAGGTTGGCTGATGCAGAGGACAATGCGTTCATCCCGGTAGACAATATGGCGATGTTGCAGGCTGGCGGCGGTCTGGCCAATGTGATGCAAGAGGCACCGCTAGACAATCTGATCAAGGCGTTGGCGCAACTCTATCAATCGCGCCAGATCGTGATTCAAACCATTTACGAGATTACCGGCATATCAGATATCATGCGCGGCCAGTCTGCCAGCAGGGAGACAGCCACAGCGCAAAGAATCAAGGGGCAGT